ACTGGGTGGCACAATCCGTGACAGCATTGCTAGGGATGCTATTAGTAAGTACGACTGCAAGAAGCCTCAGTAATGCTATATTGCGATGCGATTGTCGACGTTCAGTCGGGCGACACTGGTAAGGGTAAGGTAACACATTCACTTCTCGATAGTGGGTCGTATGACCTTGTTCTTAGATACAATGGTGGGTCTAATGCTGGCCACACAATTTATCATAAGGGTGTCAAGGTTGTTACACATCAGGTTCCTGCTGGAGTCCTCTACGGTATTAGATCATTAATTGGTCTTGGATGTGTTGTTAATGTCGAGAAGCTCGAACAGGAAATTCAGATGCTGAATGACCTTGGGTTCGACACAAAGGGAAAAATCTTTGTTGATAAAAGAGCCCATATGGTTCTCCCTGAGCATATCGAAGAAGACGGCAAGGAACAGTGTATAGGAACCACTAAGCAAGGAATCGGGCCAGCATACAAAGCCAAGTACGGTCGTACTGGTAGGAGGATTGAGTATACTGGTTCTGCTTTTGCTATTTGCGATAGCCTCGAGCTGTTCAACAATGCTAGAGTTCTAGCAGAAGGGGCTCAGGGGTTCCAGCTCGATATCGACTGGGGCGATTATCCTTATGTGACAAGCTCGCACTGTACTGTTGGATCAGTATGTCTTAATGGCGTCCCACCAAGAAAGATCATTAAAGTGTTTGGTGTAGCCAAGGCATACGAAACGTATGTCGGAGCTAAGCAGTTCCAGCCCAAAGGGTCGACTACGTTCTTTAATGATAGACATATTGCTGCCCTCAATAAGATTCAGGAAGTTGGTCAGGAGTATGGTGCAACCACAGGTCGGAAGCGGCAGGTGAATTGGATTAATGTAACAGAAATCCAAAGAGCAATTAAGGTTAATGGGATCACAACTATCATCATTAACAAACTCGATGTTCTTGAACAAGTTGGCATGTATGGATATATCGTCAATGGAGTTCCGTACTATGCAGCGGACGTTGAAGAGTTTAAGGATAAGCTAACAGCAGCGTTTGGTGTTGATTCAAAGGTTATATTCTCTCGGACTCCTCACGACATCTAAAAGGTATCAAAATGGAATATCAAAAACTTGATGTATATGACGGTCGGTATCGTGCGTCGATCCTTAAGCAGCGAATTCGAGTATACTTCGACCCAAGTAACAAAAAGCATATTGAAGATTACGCTTTCTTCGTTAAGAACTCAAAGTGGAAGGACGGATGCAACTATCTCCTTGAAGTTCCTTTTGAAGACATACCAACCATGATCAGCCATAAGCTGATGAAACACTTTCTGCAGCCATATATGAAGCATAAATAAAAACGCTTCAGTATTCATTAATAAGGTTAAAATGACATGAACAAACTAGAACAATATGCTCAGCGCTATGCTGGAATTCATAGTGGTAAGGATCCTTACGGATTTGTAGGAACAGCTAAGCTGTCATACAACGACCCAGCTGCTGATTCAAAAGTTCTATTCGATGGCTCACAATTTGCCCGCAAGTTTAGAAACCATATCCAGACGATAATTCAGAGAAAGGGTCGAGCAGTTACCCTTCTTGACTATGGTTGTGGTCAAGCTCAGCATACATTCAAGCGATTCGCGATGTTTGATAACAAAACAATCCACGAGTTCTATGATGGAATGATTCAGAGCTACTACTGCTATGATCCTGGCGTTCGTCGATATTCAATGAAGCCAGAAAAGGGAATGGAGTTTGATTTGACGTGCTGTGCCGACGTCATGGAACACATCCCCGAAGAGTTTGTTGGTGTCGTCCTTACAGAGATTGCCAACTACACGAAGAAGAATGGCGTGATCATGTTATCGATTTCTGCTAACCAAGCCAAGAAGACTTTTTCTGATGGAGAGAATCTCCACATCACGACTAAGTCAATCGATTGGTGGGTTAATGCGATTAACGAATATATTGGCGATCGTTCATATTTACTTGTTCATGTTGATGACAGCAGAAACGGTGAAGGCAACAACGGCAATGTCTGGTTCAGGTATCATAACTCGAAGCACTTCAAGGCATTTGATCTTGCCGGACAGCCGTATACGGAAGAAGTATGAAGCAAGATGTGAAGATGTTTATTGGTCTGGATACAATCCAGAGCGTTGCCTATGACGCTTGTCGATTATCGATTGAAGACCATTCTGACATCCCCATCTCGGGGATCAATATGCATACCCTTGCTAATCAGGGTCTCTATTGGCGACCCATTCCGACCGGAAGCACAGAGTTTTCATTTACGAGATTTCTTGCTCCCTACCTTAAGGGGTTTTATGGATATGCTATCTTCTGTGATAGCGACTTCATTTGGAATTGTGACCCTCGCGAGTTGCTAGATCATGTCGATCCCAATAAGGCTGTCAGCGTTGTTAAGCATAACATTCAGCCAAACCAGATTAAGCCATTTAAGATGGATGGTAAGAAGCAGTCGTGGTACCCAAAGAAGAATTGGTCTTCGCTGATGGTGTTTAACTGTAGCCATCCTTTTGTTAAGCAGTTGATGCCATATACCATCTCGGAGTCGCCTGCTGGATATCTTCATGAGTTTGATTGGTGCACGGACGATGAATATATTGGGTCACTTCCTCATACCTATAATTATCTTGTCGGATACTACAACGACATCAAGGAACCTAAGGCTATTCACTATACAGATGGTGGTCCGTGGCATCCCGGATATGAGAATGTTGAGTTTGCCGACTCATGGAACTACTACAAAGAGAAGATCATCGAGAAGTACGGCCGACTATAATGTATAACCAACTGCTAAACACAAAGTGGGAAAACAGGCTGATTGGATACTGCATGGGGAAGAGAGTTCTAATTGTAGGGAACGCTCTTTCGTTGTTTGCTAATGACTATGGCGATCTAATTGATAGCTATGATGTCGTTGTAAGAATGGGCAAGGGTGTTCCACATCCAGAGTTCAAACAACATCTTGGTTCTAAGACTGATGTGTGGATGTTATCAGTATTGAGAGCCTCACACTATAAAGATTTCCTCGACGCTAAATTCAAGGTGCTAAACCTATCTCAGATATCGCTATACGATAAGGATAGGGACACAGCATCAATATCCAAGATATTCTTGGGAGATGAATTTCAGCTGTATAGAGATTACTTCCTTGTTGGTAACATTAACAAGAATCGTGCGCTAATTAAGGCTGCTTACGGTAAAGTAGATAAGGACATGAGAAGTTCACAGGGAGCAATTGTTCTCAGTTACTTCACCAATGTGATTAGAAGCTATAAAGAACTTCATGTGATTGGGTTTGATTTCTTCGAGTCTCGAGTTCAATATAAGCTCGATGGTGAGATCAATGAAGTCAGCAGCTTTCATCTTCCTGTACCGACTCTTAAGGGAACAAACTCTAATCCACATCTCAATACAGAGACACAACTGAACCCCGATAAACAATACATTCTTAAACTAAGAGATCAGGGGAAGATCATTCTTCATGAGATGGGGAATGTTGAGCTACCACCTGATAAGGCTCAGATGCTAATGGACAAATACAGAAGGAAGGGCGAATTGGTATGAAACTGAATATTGTTAATGAAAAGAATAAAGATGGGATTGATCGTAATGAGGTTGACCGTAATGCAATGGGTGGTACCGAGTTGCAGGGTCTAGCTCTAACAAAATATGTTGATCCTGCTTTGCTTGATAAGTTTCAGATCATTCGTAGTAGGGTAAGAAACCTCGACCCTGATAAAAAGAAGATTCTGTGGCTCCATGATCTTCCTTGGGATCCTGAGTCGGCCAACCTAAAGGATCCAGAGTACAGAAAGCAGTTTGATAAGATTGTGTTCGTATCTCACTGGCAGCAGCAGATGTATAACACCGTCCTCGGTGTTCCCTACAGTGAAGGTATTGTCATTCGCAATGCGATTGATGCTATTCCTGAAGAGTGGATTGATAAGCCTGATGATAAGATCAATATCATCTACCATACGACACCACACAGAGGGTTGTCGTTGCTTGTTCCAGTAATTGAGGAGCTGGTTAAGCATGAACCGAACATCCACGTAGATATCTACTCCAGCTTCAAGCTGTATGGATGGGCTGAGCGTGATAAACCGTTCCAAGAACTATTTGAACGGATCAAGTCACTTCCATACATGACCTATCATGGATCGACCTCGAATGAAGAAGTTAAGAAGGCTGTTGGTAGATCACACATCTTCGCCTACCCATCTATCTGGCAAGAGACGAGCTGCATATGTGCTCTCGAAGCTCTATCAGCAAAGAACCTGGTTGTAACATCTTCTCTTGCTGCACTTCCAGAGACATGTGCTAACTATGCTCTAATGTATAACTACACTGAAGATGTTCAGACACATGTTAATATGTTCTACGGAACATTGAGGCACGCAGTAGATATTGCTAAGACTGGTAACGCTGCCAACTACCTAAGAGCTCAGAAAGAATACTTTGATCGTAACTATGATTGGAAGGTGAGGGCTGATGAATGGACGTACCTGCTAAATTCACTTCTGTAGATCCTTCGTGGCCACTGATTGTTCAGTATTTCAAGTGGGATAAACATCCAGCTCTCCCTGAGCTGGAGTTCTACTGCAGCCACAATATCAGTGAGCTGAAGCCTCTTCTAATCCAGAACAAACAATCGTGGCAGTGGCCGTATTTGTGGGAGTCGGGTGTTGCTCTCGCTAGATGGATTCTTGATCTATACCACGAGCCGTTTATCAAAGATAGGTTGGTGTTTGATATAGGTACGGGACAGGGAGCAGCATTGATAGCTGCAAAGAAGAGAGGAGCAAAGATAGCAGTCGGTGTTGACTGCTGTGTATTCAGTGAGCTCGTACTCGCTTGCAATAGTGAGAGGAACAAGGTAACGACAGTGTCGTATACCAAAGACTTGTTCAAGGCAACAATCCCAGACGGATCATTGATCCTTGCATCTGATCTGATATACGGACAACCAACAAGCAAAGACCTTATGGATAAACTTGTTGACCTTTCGCAAACATCTGATGTTGTGATAGCGCAGGCCACTGGTCGCCGTAATCCTAAGTTCGAGATCAACGACGATAACTTCTATAAATTCGCTCAATATTCAATCCCCACTTTTACGCCGAAACTCGAGCTGGATCCTGAGATGGAAGTCACGCTTTATAGTGTAGGAAAGCCGCTAGAACTGAAGTGACGTAACCTATTGATTTCTAAAGAAACGTAACCTATTGATTTTAGTGGTGTTACTAATCCCACGTGTAACTAATTGATTGTAAACGCAAATCTCCTGTTGCCCACCCAATGGCCAGACCTGATCATGGCCACATGAACAAAAACACACTCAAGTTTGAAGGGGTCGCCAACGTCGGCGACGTGATCAAGGCTTTCGATTTTGAGCCGGGTCTTCGTGGCCGTCCTGACCAGTACATCGTTGGTGTTGTTCGCGCCAAGGGCGAAGTCTCGGGATGGGTTCAGTCTGTATTCTCCGTCGAATGTGTGTACGACTCGACGGCTACAAAGGATCGCACCCGTGTTGGTCTCAACGTCGGTGTTCCCTTTGAGCTGACGTTCGACTATGATGGCCGCGTGGTTAAGGTTTAAGGAGTAACGATCATGGCTTTCATCAATCAAGATGGCAAGAAGAAGATTCAGGTGTTCCTCAAGCCGATCCTGTCGCGATACGGCCTCAAGGGTTCACTGAAGATCAATCGCTACACGTCGATCGAATTGACAATCCGTAGCGGTAGGCTCGACTTCGGTGGTCGGACCAACAACGACGTCAACCCGTACTGGTTCCATGAGCACTTCGAAGGCGAAGATAAGCAGGCGCTGACTGAAATCTTTCAGGCGCTCAAGGCTGCGAACTGGTATGATCGTTCGGACAGCTCAATCGACTACTTCGACACTGCGTACTACGTTCGCGTTTCGATTGGTAGCTGGAACAAGCCGTACCAGAAGGTTGCGTAATGAAAAAGTTCAAGATGGAAGATAACGACGTCTGCTTCTACCATCGTCCTTGGAAGTTGTATGTGTTCTTTCGAGTTGACGACCAACATAACCAGATCGGACCATGTGGCTACGGGATCACACGAGAGGATGCCCGAAGCGATTACGAAGGCAAGATGCTGCTTGAAGTAAGCACTCAGGATTAAGGAAATAAAATGGCTGCTAAGCGTTTGAAGAAGGCTCGTGTCACTGTCGGCAAGCTCGCCGAACCGATGATTGAGAACTGCACGAAGGTTGAGTTGATTAACGCTCTCAACTGGTACAATTACAATTCCGAAGATACCGATTACAAAGATTGGTTAAAGGACTACCTTGCAACAACTAAGTTTGATAAGAAGGTTGTGTCGGCTGTTGTTAACAACGCTCGTAACTTTAGTAGGTCTTACGCTGCTGTTGCTCGACTTGAGTCTCGTGGTGTGGATACTGGCTATCGTGCTCGACTAGACGAAGTGATTAAGACGTTTGCTTCAGAGCAGATCGAAGAGGTAGTTATTGAGGAAAAGGGCGAAGTGATTTCGATTCGTGATCGCCTCGATATTGCCTGCAACAAGTACATCGAGTACATTGATCAGCAGATCGATGGCTGGATCACCGACAAGACGTATAAGACTAACTTCTACGACTTCCTCAACAACAACGGTTGTAAGGGAGCCCACGCTCGCGTGATTGCTAATCACTACCAGCAAGCGTTTGCCAATATCAAGCAGCTGAAGAAGAATAACCCTGACCTCGCTGAGTATTATGACTACTCTGCTGGCAAGAAGAAGCAGCTCATTGCTCTGTATGATGCGCTCCAGTCTGACCTTAGCAAGCTCGAGCAGACGAAGAAGGCTCAGAGAGTCCGTCGAGTGCGAAAGGTATCGGTCGATAAGATCCTATCGAAGGTCAAGTACTGTAAGGAGTCGACCGAGTTCAAGATTGGGTCGATCCATCCTCAGAAGGTTCTTGGTAATGATCAGCTGTGGGTGTTCAACACGAAGACTCGACAGCTTGGTAGGTACCTTGGTAGCAACCTATCATTCAAGCGTTCGTCGCTAATGAATTACGATCTCGAGAAGTCGATGTGTAAGAAGTTGCGCAAGCCTGAAGACATTCTCAAGATCATTACTGGCAGCTCTAAGAGCCAGTGTAATAAGACGTTCGATGCAATCAAGGCTATTGAGAAGCCGATGAACGGTCGTCTGAATGAGTTTATCATCCTAGTGAGGGCTTTCTAATGAGTAACACCATCTCCGACAGCGATTTGATTGACCATACTGCTGCACGTGACGTAATTGCAAAGTTAGCATCGTCACTTTGTGAAAGTGGAATCTCTCCATACATCGTTGCGGCAACTCTACTAACAGTATCGCTTCGAATGTACAGGACGGTCCTGACCGTAGAGGACTTTAATAAATTCGTTGATGATATTCCGAATTCGAAGGATCTGATTCAGCCGCTGATTCAACATCCAGATATGAAGGACGACAATTGCTCACTTCACTGATAGTATCGTTGTTTCCTCTGCTGCTTATTTGGGGAGTACTGTTTGCATCATACATAGTGTATAAGCTTCAAATTCCTCTGCTCAGCGGTCTAGTTGGTTTGTTTGGTTTGTTGTGGTTAGGTCCTACCTTGTTGTTCACTTTTGGCTTTGTAATAGGAGTTGTTTATGTCCGGTAACACTTACTCTGTCTTCGTTCGTAACGCTGATGGTGGCATCATCGAGTTCTTTGAGTTGTCTAAGACAGAAGCTCTAAGGATTGTTCAAGAGATGAAGACCGATGGGTTCAAGGAAGTAGATATGGTACCGACATATGACACTCCACTATTCGCGGAGACTGCTGAATCGATCCGTGTAAAGGAAGGGGTTGATGGGGCCTAATAACGTAGTAAGTAT